GAACTCGGCGATGATACCACCTTTAATCCGTTTCTCGAATCGTTGCCGCCAGCGAACCCCCGCGTGTTTAGTTATTATCATAAAACACCTATGAGGCGTAAAAACGCGTACAATGCGCAAGCGTTGGTCACACGTAAATAACGCTTCTCGCGCTCGATTGTCATGTCACATTCGTTGATAATAACGGCACATATTATGAATATTATGAATATTACCAGGTCTAATAGCATCATAAAATATCGACCCAGATAATAAACGTATAAATACACAACACAAAGAATGTTAAGTCCGCTACAAACTCAACGAGCTTACTTAACCAACCCTCTCTACGTGTGTAACGTCTTAATATGGCAGCTACGAGTAACGCTGTTGTAAGTATGAAATATAGTGATGTCATTTTACACATCCCACTCTTGATAGTAATAATGGTTATCACCTTCTTGATCACCAGGTATGTTACGATGGTCGAAAGTATCTTCATAACTTAACACTGGTAAACATTCCTTTTCTCGCTCGTCGATTAATTTTTGTAAATCCGACCCGACATCCTCAAGCGATTCGAACGTGTCGTAATCGTAACGTACTAGAGTTAACGTATAAACTTTCATTTTATTTCTCTTTAAGTATTGACTGAACCGTTACTATACGTTTATAGTGACCGTGTTGTCAATAACCAACTACGAGGAATTAACCAAATGACACAAATTAAAATCGAAGTACCAGCAAACGACCACATCGCACTTTCAGCGATGGCCGACGCCTTACAACGTATCGCCACTGAACGTCACGAGCAGGACGTGTTCAGTGGTTTAGTTAGTAAAGCCGAGGAAGGTTACTCTACTGATGACGATAATGAGCTAGACGAAGTATTCGCACAAGCTAAACAAACTTTATCGACTATTAACGATATGGTTGACGACGGTACTCTTATTCGACCTGACCATGACGAAGAGCTTGAAGCGTCTATCCATCACGAAAACACTAAACACGACGAAGCGTTCGAAGAAGTTGTGAACTCGACACTCGACGAGGACGGTATCCCACACGATAAACGTATACACAGTAAAGGTGCTACACGTTTAGCCGACAACACGTGGCGTTTACGTAAGCGTCCAGCCGATAAGACCGAAGAAGAGTGGACGGCTTACATCGACTCAGTTAAAGCAGAGCTTAAAGCTGTGCAAGATATTCCGGTAACACCGCCTGAAGCAGAGTTCACGGAGCAACAAGCGATAGATGTTATCGGTAATGCTAACGATAACCCTATGGACATTGTCGAACCACCTGTTACGACCGGTACGCCAGTAGCACCCGTAACGCCTCCAACGAGCTTAACGCCTCCTGTAGTCGAAGCGGACAAACCAAAAGTAACGACGTTTCAAGAATTAATGCTTTACATGACAAGTGACGCGAAGAAGCGTGGGGCTGATAACGACATGATTAAAGCGACATTATTAGAAGTTGATCCAGCGCTTACAGCAATCCCACTGATTGCCACACGTGCCGACCTAATCCCTAAATTCGTAACAGCACTAGAGGCGAAGTTATCATGAATAACTTAATGTTAGATATTGAAACGATGGGTACAAACCCTAACGCGGCTATAATGGCTATTGGTGCCTGTTACTTTGACCCGTTAACCGGTGAAATAGGTGATACTTTCCACGAACAAGTTAACCTTGATTCATATGGTGAGATAGACGCACCTACTGTTATTTGGTGGATGAAGCAAGACGATGAAGCACGTTCAAAGTTTTACGATAACGGTAACGCTCGTCACATTAACGAAGTACTTCATGATTTCGCTAAGTTTGTAAAACGTGGTGTTCAAGTGTGGGGTAACGGTATTGCTTTTGACAATGTGAAAATTGACAACGCGTACCGTAGTCGAGGGTTGAAAACACCGTGGGATTTTTGGAACGACCGAGACGTTAGGACGATGGTTGAACTCGGCAAAATAAAAGGTGTTGACCCAAAACGTGACTTGCCTTTTGACGGTGTTAAACATGACGCGCTTGCTGATGCTATTCATCAAGCTAAATACACATCTTTAATCTATCAGGTGCTAGCACTATGAGCAAATCACCCTTAGCGCCGCACAACGCGGCGACATGGGTACATTGTACGGGCAGCGTTAAGCTGTCCCAACAATTCCCACGAATCGAAACAGACCGTAACAGCGAATCAATGTTAGAAGGTCGTGCGTTTCACGAAGTAGCGCAACGTATTTTAGAATCGTTTAAAGATGGTGTCGAAGGTGAGTTAGTCGGTCGTCACGAACTTGTCGATACGTTAAGTCGTGACAATGTACTCATCACCGACGAGATATACGACGCGGCGCTCGAATACGCTAACGACGTCTTAAAGTTTTGTAACTCGAACGGCTCGTTAAAAGCTTTACAAGTTGAGCAACGTATCGAGCTAGACGATATTATCGAAGGTATGTACGGTTACTGTGATACTTGGTGCTTCTCTAAATCCACAGGTGAGTTAACCTTATGGGAAGGTAAGTACGGTCATAAACGTGTCGAAGCGTTTGAGAACTGGCAGTTAATAACGTACGCGATGGGTATTCTACGTTACCTCGGCATCGACGGGCACGCAGAGCAACACATCAAAGTATCGTTACGTGTGGCACAACCACGTGTATTCCATCGTGACGGGTGTATCAGTCGTTGGGACGTTACAGCGTCCGACCTACGTGGATATTTTAACACGTTAATCGAAGCGGCCAACGAATCGTACAGTGATGATGCTAAGTGCGTGACATCCGAGTCGTGCTTCTATTGTCCCGCTCGTTACGCTTGCGACGCGTTTCGTGATAATACGATGGGGTTAGTCGACCAAGTCGGTAATGTCACAGGTTCTTCGTTGTCGGGTCACGAGTTGTCGATACAGCTTCGCATACTGCAACGTGCGTCTAAACAGGTTAAAGCGTTGTTAAGTTCGTATGAAGAACAAGCAATCGCACAGTTGCGTAACGGCGAGCAATTACCAGGTTACAGTATCGAACAAGGTAAAGGTCGTAAGCGCTGGAAGAAAGACACACCTGTCGACGAAATCATAATGATGGGTGAACTAATGGGTGTTGACCCTCGTAAACCTGTGGATTTAGACACACCAACAAAATTAATTAAATTAGGTATTGACGAGACCGTCATCAATCTCTATAGTGAAACACCATCAACAGGCTTAAAGCTTGTTGAAATGAGCGGCGCAAAGTTGCGTAACATTTTTAGAAATATTAAACAGGATAAATAACATGAACCAAGTTCAAAGAATTGTAGAAAGTAAAGCACCGTTACACGAAATGTCAGACCGCACGTACAAAGGTAAAAGTCCTGAGTACACAACGGTTACAAACCCTAACACGGGTCGTGACGAAATTATTAAAACGGCTAAAGGCATCCCTTTCGTTCGTGTACAGCAAGCTTAAACCAACACTTTAATTAATATTAACGCGTCACATTCCGTGGCGCACAGTCAACTAAATAGAGAGAAATAACATGTCAGTATCAAAAGAAAACATTGTAGTACAAGGTCGTATCGTTATGGGTCATCCTATCAAGCGTCAACAAATGACGGATGATAAAGGTAATAAGTTACAACACGACGACGGTTCAGCGAAGACTCAACACTTTTTTGTTGTTGCTATCCCTAAAGGTGCTGAAACAGATTGGAAACAAACTGAGTGGGGTCAAAAAGTTGTAGCTGTGGCGGGTCAAGGTTATCGCAACGGTGAGATTAACCGCCCTGATTTCTCTTGGAAAGTTGAAGACGGCGATTCACAAATACCGAACAAAAAAGGTCGTAAGAATATCGACACAGAAGGTCACGCTGGTCACTGGATTATCAAATGTACAACGCAGTACGATTGCCCATGTTACCCGTATAACAAGTATTCACCGTTTGACGCTATCACTGATGATAACACGGTTAAAAATGGTGATTACTACATGGTTAGTATTGAAGTTGCTGATAATACCAATAAAGGTGCACCGGCTCAAACGCCAGGTGTGTACATGAATCCTAAAGCCACGGTGTTTATTCGCCCAGGTATTGAAATAGTCGGTTCTGGTAGTGTAAACGCTAATGAATTGTTCGGTGGTATCACAGTACCTGACGCACAACAACCAATGGCTAGCGCTCCACCAGCGCAACAAGCTCAAGCGACACCGAGCGCTACACCAGCCGCATCGACACCACCAGCACAGCAAGCACCTGTAACGCCGGCGCACGACTTGGTACAACCTCAAACACCTGGTAACGCTACACCACCGCCAGTGCTTGAAGCCCCTGTAGCAACTCCACCAGCTGAGCCGAGTTATAACGTACAAGGCACTGTGTACACAAAATCACAGTTGCTAGCAATGCCGGGTTGGACTGAAGCGCACTTAGCGGGTTTAACACAAGTTTAATTTTAACGCCCCGCTTCGTGCGGGGCTTATTTTAAGGAGTCTGACATGGACGCTCAAACGTACGAAATCTTACAGCAGTTAATTGAATGGCACAAAAACCGTGTAGATGGTTTGAATTTAATATTAGAAAAAAAAGACGCTGATATACAACTAGGTGATCAAACAATAAAAGCGGGTTCAGCGGTACATACAGGTGTGGTTATAGGTGTAACTGTAGCGTTAGATAGTCTTGGTGAATTACCAATCTCTTTCGGTGGTGACGAGGATGACGAGTGATGCGATACAATATAAAGTTAGTTGAAGAGTGGGCGCACGATAAGGGTTTGGTCGAAGAGTCAAACGATGCGTTACGTTCACAGTTTATTAAAGGTGTTGAGGAAGGTGGGGAGATATTCGACGCTATTCTCAATCGTGACAAGGACGAGCTAATCGACGCGATAGGCGATCGTTTAGTCGTTGCAACCATCGAGTGCCTTAACGCTGGTTTAGATCCTGTCGATTATGTTAAACGTGTTCGTTGTGATACTTGGACGTTATTTGACTCATTTGAAGAAGCCGTTAAATCGCGCGAAGCGTTACAAGCAGCTTGTCAATACGGGTCCGTACAAGGGCGATTAGCAAGGGCGGTCGCAAAACAGCAACCTATCAGAGGTCACATGGTTGACGTGGTGTATGAACTGAACAACATAACGTCACTACTATGTGTAGATATCGGTGAGTGTTATCGTATCGCTTATAATGTGATACGTAACCGCACAGGTTCAACGGTTGACGGGGTCTTTGTAAAAGACGAATAATTAAAACGACTGATAAGGCACTTTAAGCGTGTAAAACGTGGTTAAAGTGCCTTTTAAGGATTGTTAGTATGAATACCGAAGATAAGATTAAACGACTATCAACTTTATTAATTGAATTAATTGATACTTTAGACGGTGCTTGCACTTCTGATACTGAAGACAATGACCATTCACACAATTTATTCGATTCGGTCGATAACCACGCTTTTTGTAAGTTGCAAGACTCACTCAAGGAGTTACTATGACTAAATATCTTTCATTGTGTGAATGCGGGAAAACCTATCCTGGCGATATAGACAACTGTCCGCATTGTGGCGAACCTGAGTGGGCGTCAAGCGTCGCACCGATTAACCCGCGCGATTATGCTTACGATTTGGAAACGTACCCTAACGCGTTTACAGCTCGATTTATCCACATGGCGACCGATACGCGCTGGAAGTTTGAAATCTCGTATCGACGTAACGACCTAGCCGAGCTTATCGCGTTTGTATGGCAGCTCAAAGCGTGTAACGCTCGCGGCGTTGGTTACAATAACGTTGGGTTCGATTACCCTGTGTTACATCGTATCGTTATGCAACAGATGAACGACCCCCGCGCTATTTACGATTTAGCTATGAAACTTATCAAAGGTTCGAAGGACGAAAAGTTTGCGTTACAAGTTTGGGATCGTGACAGACTCTTCGATCAGTTAGACCTGATAATGGTGTGGCATTACAACAAAGAAAATCCAATCACCGGTACAGAGCCTACAAGTCTTAAAGCGCTTGAGATTGCGATGCGTATGGATGACGTTGAGGACTTACCGTTTGACGTTGGCACGGTCTTAACAGACGAACAGATTGACGAACTCCACAGGTACAACGAACACGACGTAATCGCTACGATATTTTTCTACGTACGATCATTGACGCAAATTAAACTACGTGAAGAACTATCGACCACGTTCGGTAAGAATTTTATTAACCATTCTAATACTAAAATGGGCGGTGATATTCTTATACACGAATGTGAAAAAGCGGGAATCGAGTTTTTCGACCGTGTTAATAACAAGCGTGTTAAACGCCAAACAATACGTCCGTCTATTAACCTCGGTGAATGTATATTCCCTTACGTGCGTTTCGAGCGCCCAGAGTTTGAAGCTGTACGCGCGTTACTAGCGAGTAAAACAATAACCGAAACGAAAGGCGTGTTTAAAGGTCTTAACGCTGATGTGGATGGTTTGAAGTATTATTTCGGTACTGGTGGTATCCATGCGAGTGTTGAGTCTCGTATATTCGAATCAAACGAAACGCACCAAATAATCGATGTCGATGTCGCTAGCTTCTACCCAAACTTAGCAATTAAAAATCGTCTACACGCTGAACATTTAGGTGTGGAGTTTTGCAACGCTTATGAAGGTGTTTATCACACTCGTAAATCGTACCCTAAAGGTTCACCAGAAAACGCGGCGTACAAAGAGGCACTTAACGCTGCTTACGGTAACAGTAACAATGCGTACAGTGTTTTCCTTGACCCCAAAGTGACCATGATGACCACATTAAATGGCCAGTTATTATTGTGTATGCTCGTTGAGCAGATGATAAAAATACCGGGTCTTGAAATGATTCAAGCGAACACGGATGGTATCACTTACTATTGCCCACGCGGATACATTGAACACACTCGAGCGTTATGTAAGTGGTGGGAACAGTTAACGTGTTTAGAGCTTGAAGAGGCGCAATATTCACGCATGTTTATTCGTGACGTTAACTCGTATATCGCTGAGTACGAAGGGGGCGGGTTAAAACGTATCGGTGCTTACGCTCATGAACGCATGGACGAAAACCCAGGCACACGTGAAGTACCTTACGGTAAAGACCCCAGCGGACTTGTCATACCTAAAGCAGCCGAAGCGGCGTTAGTACATGGTACGGATATTCGCACGTTTATCGAAAACCACGCTGATAATTACGACTTTATGTGTCGTGCAAAAGCGCCACGCTCGAACCGTCTTGTCATGCGTTGGCCTGAATACGACAACGCCGAGATAGACTTAGCGAATATCGTGCGTTACTACGTATCGAACAGCGGCGGTTCACTCGTTAAGATCGCACCACCTACAGGTGAGTTAGGTACGTGGAAACGCGCCGCAAAAGTATCGGACGCAACATACGCGGCAGTGCTTGCTGAGTTACATCAAGATGTGGATAACATGGATTCAATAGGCGGCACATACCTCGTGGATAATATGGACGCAAACGGCGTACCATGGGACGAGCGCATACACACTAAAAACCGTAGCAAGCATGGTATACGTGAAATGGGTGTGTGTGTTGGCTGGCGCGTAACGGACTGTTCAAACGTTAAGAATTTCGACCGCTCTACTGTTAATTACGATTACTATGTACAAGAAGCTGAAAAATTAGTTAAACCTTTAATGGGAGATGAATAAAATGGCTACGATGATAAAAGGTTTTAAAGTTATACTCAGAACATCGGAGGGCGACTGTTTCACAGTGTTAACAGATTAC